TCTCCCCGGCCTCGGGCGCGGGGGGGGCGGCGGCGCGCCGGCGGAGCCCCCGGGTGGTGCTTGAACTATTCGTCGGCAGGTGTGGAGCGGTTGAGGATTGCGTGCAGATCCTCTGCGATGAATGCCGCGATGGCCGAGGTGTGGTCGGCGTTGATGCCGAGCATCGCGGCAGCCTCGCTGGGCAGCAGGGCCAATGCCTCAACGGCGTAAGCCAGTCGCCAGAGCCGCTGGTAGTCATCGCTGTTGATGACCTGCGAACCGTTCAGGTCGGAGCGGGGCGGGGGAATCGGGGTAGTGGGACGGTCCATCAGTGCGCTCCGGTCGCTTCGGTGCTGCCAGTGCGCAGCCAGGTGAAGTAGCGTTCGGCCTCGCCGGGGGCGAGCAGCAGGACGGTGCCGCCGATCTGCAGACTGTCCTGCGCGGCCGGCCGGACATCCTGAGAGTGGTGCGCCAGAATCAGAACCGGCGCATCCGAGGCGATGCGTACGAGGGAAGCGAACACGACGCCCTTCTGGCACACAGAGGCGCGAAGGATGAGCTCGGGGTGGGCGGTGGCCAGTTCGATGACGGGATGACGCTGGGAAGGGGCAGCGGCGCTCATCAGTGGCCCCCGGTGGTGTCGGTAGGGGCGGTGCCTGCGCGGGCCGTCACCGTGGCGGTGATGGCGTCCAGCACGTCGCCCAGCGACAGGGACAGTGGGGAGCGGCCCAAGATGGTCAGCCGGGCAATCAGCGCCTGGTAGTCGGCATGGGGCCATTCGAGGGAATCGGCGATGTAGCCGAAGACAAAAGCGATCTGCCGCGCGGGGCTGTCGCTTGGCGCAACTGGGGCGTCATGGGACATGAAGCGGACTCCTTGGAAGGTGGAATCCGCCGCCCCGAGACCAATCGGGGTGGCGGACGGTACGGGTTGGTCTACCGGTCCAAGGGCCGGCGGGGCCGAAGCCCCCCACGTACCGCCCGCCGTAGAGGCAAGCGTGCGCCCACTGCAATGCGGGGCAACAAAAAAGCGCCTGGCATCGCGTGATGGGCGCTGGTGCGCCTTGGAGTTTGGGAGACCAATCCCAGTCGCCGAATTGGCGGCGACGGGGGAATGGTTGCTCCGGTCGAGGGTGGGTGTCAAGGGGATTTGAGGGAAAGTGTGGGAAATGCTTCCCACGGGCATGACGTTCATGCGGACACCTGCGCGGCTGTGCCGCAGGGCAGGACCTGGTACTGCCCACCAGCGGCGATGTGGGCCTCCACCTGGGCGCGCAAAGCCTCTCCCTGCCGGACCTTCTCGGCAAAGGAGACGTGTGCTTCGCGGTTGGGGGCGGTGACGAACGAGTGGGCCTTGGCTGCGGCCCAGCCATCGCGCGGTGTCTTGTTGCGCATCATGGGCATTACTTCCCCGCTGGCTGCGGCGCAGCCAGGTCAGATAGTCGAAAAGTTGCGTGCCGTATTACGGCGCGATGTTGAGCGTGGGCTCTGTGCTTGCCGCCTCGATGGCGTCGAGAAGGTCCAGCTGGTCGATACCCCTATCGGCCTTCCACTGCTGGTGCAGTTGCGAGCGCAAGAAGCTGGGAGTCGGCGGCAATTCGCTTGCGATGGCATCGGGAACACCAGTAGGACTGGCAACGCCGGTCAGTTCCGAGTGGCCGCTGAAAGTGGCTCCACATAGCGGGTTGTCGCAGACGTACATGTCGTTGCGCAGATACTTGTGCTGCAAGCTGCTGGTGCGCTTGATCAGGGCGGTGCCGCAGAACTCGCAGCAGAATACAGCGCGCCTACCGGTGGGGCCGCTCACGACTTCTTCCCAATGACGCGCGGGCTGCGCTTTGCGGCCTTGGCTGGCTTCTTCTCAGGGCGGGCGTTTTTGAGGGCTTTTGTGCCAGAATCGGGATCGCGCTTCATGCCGAGCGCGACGGCTGCAGCGTGCGACTTCCCGAAGTTGCCCTTGCCAACGCCGCGCAAGGCATCGTTGACGGCATCGCGGCTCAGGCCGTGTTGCTTAGCGAAGGCAACCACGGTGATACCGCTTTCCCGCAGCCACTCGCGTGCCTGCTCAGGCGTTCGCAGTGCGTTCCGTCGTTTGGCAGCCATTCCGTTTCCCCTGTGTAAAAGCTTGGTGAAATGGTGGTGAAGTTAACTGCACCTGTCAAGGGGGTTTGTGCATGTCTGTGGGTACAAGGCTGAAAGAAGAAAGGAAGCGTCTGGGTTATGCCCAAGAGGCCATGGCAGTTGCCTGCGGAATAGGCAAGCGCACGCAGATCCTGTTCGAGCAGGATGCGCATTTCCCCGGTGGTGCTTACTTCCTCGCCGCTGACGAGCTCGGGGTTGATGTGATGTATGTGATGACCGGGCGCCATGAGCGCCTGGCCCCGCCCGACATTGAACTGCTGGATGCCTGGCGTCAGGCATCGGTACCTGCCCGTGCCGCAGCGATGGCTGCGCTGACCGGCGGCGCACCACACGCGAGCGAGCTCGCCCCGCGCACCAGCTTCACGAACTCCAGCATCGGACAGCAGATCAGCGGCGATGTGGATCTGCGCGGGCAGAAGATCACTGTCAAGGCGCCCAAGGGATCGCAGAAACCCACGCGGTAACGCTCACCTCGCCCTCTATTCATGCCGCTAACCCGCGCGCAAGGGCGCCGGGTTGGCGCGCGAAAGGGTGTGAAGGATTATGAGTTGTGGTGGCAGTGCGAGGGATGGTGTGGCGACGTGCGTGTGCAGTGGTCAGACCGTGTTTGAAGGGGCCGTAATCGGCCAGGTGTTCACGGGTGATGTGCAGATGCAGTGCCCTCATGCAGATCACGCCAACCGTACAGCGCTGCCAGAGCCTGGCAGGCCAATCGCGTCGGCCATGCTGGCCATCGCAATCTGGCAGTCATGGCTGGCGCTTCCGGTGATTGCCCCACCAGCGGCGGCATCGCTGCCACACGCTGCGCTCTTCCTCGCCGGCGGTGTAGCGGCGCGCTACTGGAAGCGGGGGCACGTGGGGGCGTTGATTCGGCGCGCGGCCCGTGTTCCGGCTTGCGCGCATTTGCTTCGCGGCAGTTGTGGCAGATGAGACACATCATCGAAGGGGCACCCATCAATGAACGAGATGCTTTGCGACCATATTGACCAGTTGGATCTGGCGCTCGACCAGCTGGCGCTAAAGGATCGGAACTTTGATCGCTTTGCGATCATGCTAGTTGACAATGTGGTGGAGCTAACGCTCCACCAGTACGCACGTGACAAGGACACATTCGGGTCTCGCTGGAGCCGGGATGAGAGGGAATTCGATCCGAAGATTCTGCAAGCGGCCTTGGGGCAAAAGTTTGATGCCAAAGTGGCGTTTGCAAAACACACGGGCTTCATGAGCGAGACCAGGTGCAGGACCATCAACTGGCTTCACTCATTCCGAAATAGTTCGCACCATGCAGGGTTGAGGCATGAAGGGATCCTCCATTCACTCGCCAACTTCTACCTCATAAACTGCTGCGAGATCCTGCTCGACTATAAGCCGCCATTTTGGTCGTTTGGGTCCGAGAACGTATCGCACCGTGCCGCAAAGTACCTGGGTGACACTGACTCGATGGAGATGCTGTGGAAATCTGGAGAGGTGTTCGATAAGGCGTGGAAGAGGCTGATTGAAGTCGCACTAAACATGAAGTGCAACTTGGTCCGTGACTTGGCCATTGACCTAGCGAACACCGTCGATCAGGCGGACGATCAGATTGGCTTCATCAGTCAAAACGCGCCACACCAGAGGGAGTACAAGAGGGAGCAGGTAGTGTTCGATGCGGAAGTTTGGACAATGGCGTTCTCTGAAAATGGCGTTAAATACGCTGAAAAGAATGGCCATATGGGGGGCATCGAACGCGGTCCTGAATTGCTGCGGTGGCTCAAGGGCAACTACAAGACCTCGTATCCGGTCGATCCAATTCCAGCGTGGAGGGAGCGCGTGGGCTCGCTAGGTCGGGAAAAGGATGCGCACAAGGCACTAGACAAGTACTGCAACATCATGAATCAGACACAAAGCGTCCGCCATGCTCTGTCAAGACAAGCCGATCGGCTTGAAGGCCACCTTCAAAACCTGTCAGATCAGGCAAGAGGAAAGTAGCCAAAGCGGCTGAAGGGGCTTCAGCTCGAGAGATGCCGCGCCAGCCGCCAGTTCCAGCGAGGTGGTGAAGCGGGTATGGAAAGGCGCTGCCGCAGAAGGCAGGGCGCATCTTGAAAAATGCGGACTGACGGTGGTCAGGTTGAAGCATCTGACACGTATCATTCACCGAACGCTAGGCATCCCGCCGAGTGTGGGAAAGGGAAAGAGATATGGACATTAAAGTAAGTTTGGGTATGGCGATTAGCAAGCTGCGGAACGCCATCGATGTTGCCGCAAAGCTTTCCGTGGCACCTGATGTGGCAGCGGCAATCGCAACGCTTCAATACGCTGAGACTGCACTTGAAGGGGATGAGTGCGCCATGTACTGGGCATGGGTGCAGGTAACCCTTGCAGCAGCGTTGGTGGGGGGTGAGACGGTGAACGCTTACCTCCGCGAGGAGGCACTGACTGAGCAGGAGCAGGAAACGCAGATGGCGGGCGTTGTGCAGGGTCTGAATACCATGGTGGTCAACTTGGAGACCATCAGAGACACCGACTTGGGCGGAAGCGCCTACCCAGGGCTTCGTGGCGCCATTCATGACAGCAGTAAGCTGATTGGTGCATGCCAACGAGGTGACGAGCCATCGCTCAACTGTCTGTCGAACTGGGTTCGTGAGCACCACAGTACGATGCAGTCCTTCCACCACATGCCCGGTCCGCGTCTTTCGCCAAGCCCCGGCATGTGAATGGATTGACGCCGCAGCGCGTGGTCTCTACGCGCCGCGCTCCAGTTCGAGCGAAGTGGTGAAGCCAGACGACCCACTGATGGTGTGGGTCGCCTTGCTGACCAGCCAGTCGGTGCCGTCGATCTCCGGCTTGAAGCCGCTGACGGTGACTGTCTGCTCGGGAAAGAGGTCCGCGCGGCCCAGCGCCAGGGTGTAGGACAGCGTGGCGGTGCCGCGATCCAATCGCTTGAACTCAGCCTGCGCGTGCTGCGTGGCCTCGGCCTCGGTGGCGTAGGTGGCTTGTAGCTTCTTCTCGTTGTCGGCGGTGCCCACCAGTACGCCCTTGCGCCGCGCATCGCTGCGGTCGCCCCAGTAGGCCCGCACACCGGTGTACTTCTCCCGGTCGGACACTGCATACCGATGCTGGTCGCCAGAGGCGCGCGTGATCTGCGCGCCGGGGAGCTCGGTGCCGCTGGGCGTGGTGCCGCTGCCAATGGGCGAGAAGATCAGCGTTCCGGCCTTGACCGTGGCGACCGCGTCGAAGCGCTTGGCCAACCGGGTCAGCAGGTTCACGTCGCTCTCGTTGGCCTGGTCCAGGTGCGGCAATGCGACGGCAGCCAGATCCTTGGCGATAGCAGTTTTTAGCGAGTGATCCGCGGCGATGGCGGACAGCACCGCGCCGAGCGAGGTGTCGTGCCAACTGCGCTCGCGGCGGGCGCGTATGGCCCCGGTCAGGTCAGCGCTGCGGGCGCGAATGGTGATGACGTCCGGTGAGCCGCTGTGCTCCACGTCATCCACCACGAAAGTGCCCTTGTTGACCATGCCGCTGTCCTGCCAGCCGATGGCCAGGGTAAGCGTCACCCCGCGCGCCGGCAGCGCCAGGGCGCCATCGTGGTCGCTGATGCGCAGGTCCAGTTGGTCGGCCTCATCGCCCCGGCTCTCGGTGAGGGTCAGATCCAGCAGGCGCGGCGCGATGCGCGAAGTGAGGTCGCGTCCGTCCAGCACCACTTTCCACAGCGGGATGGGGTAGAAACTGGTCATGCCGTGGCCTCGGCCGAGGCGGTGGGTTCATCGTCTACACGGGTCAACTGCAGTTGGAAGTCGATCAGCCGGGGCGTGCCGTCAGCGAACAGTTCCTTCTTGGTCTCGTTGAGGCTGTTGATGATGTAGGAGCCGTAGACCACGCCTGTACCCTCCACCAGCGATTGCGGCCGGCCTTCGTCGGCCAGCTCGCGCAGCACGTCCAGGCTGTGAATGTCGCCGGTCAGTTCGCCGGCGATGGTGCCCTGCAGATCGATGGTTTCATCGCCCACACCCACGAACTGCCGCGCGGCGCGAGCGCCCAGCCGCTCGCTGCTGGAATGGCGCCACTGCATCTGACGCTGCAGCTGGTTGTAGGCGGCGGTGCTGAGGGAGAAAACGAAGGTTCCAAAGCTCATCATCATGGGGGCGGTACTCAGTCGGTGAGGCGCGAGCCGCTGCGCGCGGTCTTCTCGCGCTGCATCTGCTCGATCTGGCGGCGGACTTCCAGCGCGATGGCCTTTTCGTCCGCGCCGGGCTGCGCGTAGATGTTGATTTCGATCGTGGACGGCGCTGGCGCGGCCGTAGCGGCCGACGCGGACCCGCCCGGTGTCACAGGGGCACCGGCAGCGACGGCGGGC